CAATACGAGCTTAGTGGGTAGTATGCTACTGCGTTGGATAGGTTGGGTGAGTATACTGCAACATTACTCGAAGTATTATCTATTTTAATATTACCTGCCATCATAACCACCTATTAAGAGCATTATTATTAATTGTTTCATATTATATCTCCTTTAATTAAGTGGTATATATTCGTACCATTCAAGGTCTAAAATAACCTGTGAATCAGCATATGTTTGAACCGCAATAATATACTTAGTATCAGCCGCTAAAACAAACTCTGATTGCCCTCTTGAAGAACCAGAACTTATAGTTTTTCCACTAACACCTGTTGCACCTGCTTGCTCAATTTCCAGTGTTACTGCACCATCAGTAGAGCCACCAGTATAATCTCTATCAACTAATATTGTTGCTTCTGTAGCTGCTAAAACCCTATTTCTATTAATCATACTCAAAGCAGTAGTTCCTGTTCTATCTGCACCTTCAGTAATAGTAACCAACATTTCACCGTTACAGCTAACATTGAAAACCATGTGAGGTGCTTTTGTTCCTGCTGGAGTTGTAATCATCCAGTATTGAGTGGTTGTATCTACAGCTTGGGAATCTATGCAAGTAAAATAATTACCATCGTGTATCTCATGGTGTTCGTGTGAAACGCTTATTAATGCTTCTGATAAAGCATCTATACCACTATTACCTGCTATATATTTTGTACCATCTATTAATACGCTTGTAAAATAGCTCATATCATATCACCTTATATAATATACCAACTATGTCCATCTGAAACAAGACCAACACTTTCATAATCACCATTTAGTACTAAAGTTGCTGAACCATCAATTGTTCCTGCGCCCTCTGTATCTATCGTAATATTGTTTGTTCCCGCATTCCCTGCAGAGTCTTTAATCACTATTGTTCTACCAGCTACTACTTGAGCTGTTGGTAAAGTTAAACTAGTTACTGCACCTGTTGTTGTATAAGTAACTAATAAAATATCATCAGTTGCTAGTAAGTCATAAGTTGCTGCTGCTATAGTTGTAGTATTTCTTACAATACCACCATTAGAAGTTAAGGTACCATTCACGGTTGCACCTAATCCAGTTACACCATCAGCACCATCTCCAGTTGCATTGACTCCAAATACACTATTACCATCTTGCTTAAACCAATATGTTTCATCAGTAGCGGAGGTTACAATAGCTTTATCAGCTATGGTCATCACACCACCATCTGCGGTTAGTTGCATGTTGCCTACATTTAAGGCTGAATTCATAGTAACACCAGCATCAGTGGTTTTTTCTGCTATTTCATCAACACTCAATTCACCACTTGCTGTAATATTTACAAATTCAACACTATTATTAGTTCCTAAAGATTGAACAAAATCAAAATCTGCTATTAGAGCAGAACCAGTATTTTCATTATCAGTTACTCTGGTTGAAAAAGATCCACTGCTTGCATATATATCAACACCATCAACAGTTCCATCAACTACAATATTATTTGTTATATTAAGCTCAGTGCCTATTATACTAGAGGCCGTTACCTCTGTAGCAGTTATAGCATTTATTCCAGTTATATCTCTATTACTATCTACTATTAATGCTTTACTAGCTGTTGCTGCACCCTCTGTTACATATTGGCTAGATGCTCTTGTAACAGCATTATCTACTCAACTTCCTGACTGGATTGAATTGTACTCTGTGGCCATTTATTTTCTCCTATTTAACGTTAAAGTCTGACCCACCATTGTCGGTTACTACAAATTGTATTCCACCGTCATCTGTCACTATAAAAGCTTTATATCCAACAGGTACAAAATTGCCGCCAATTAATGGTAATCTATTTATTCCTAATCCTAACCCTAACATTTATTTACTCCTTATTTATAGCAAGCGACTACGCCACTTGCTACTTCTATTTCGGATAATTCACCATATAATGTTAATCCAGCACTTAAGCCAATTCCAACCAAATTTGCTTGCCCTTCAGAGTTGGCAACAACAATCCCAGTAAGTTCTGTATCAGTAACTATTTGTATTGCAAAAAATGTATTTGTTAAATCACTTTCTCCAGCTTTCAAATATACAGGCTTCAATCCAAATCCTAATGATTGATTTAATGCTTGTTGTGTGTCTAAAGTTTTATCCTCGTCGTTTACTCAGTTTCCATTTACATCGTAAGGCATAATAATCTCCTATATTTTACTTTTTTTATATATACTCTTTTGTATAAATATGTAATTTTACAAAATTTGACTTATTATCTTTTCTTCCCTTTGTCTGCATCGTAATCGTTTCATCTCGTTGCCGCCATATTCAATCACATAATTAAATCGCCCACATCGGTTTGCCTTCCCCAAGATAATCCAGCAGAATCTTTTGCCTGTTTTATAGTCCATTTTCAGAATCTGTCAGGGTCTTTTACTTTATTGTAATCCATTGCTTTGGCGGGAAATCTTTTCTCATTAAGTTGAGTAAGCTCTTCAACAATCATTGTTCTAACTTCTGATTTTTTCATTTTATTTTCCTTTATATTTTCTTTTTCTATATCTAACAAAAACTGTTGTATATAAAACGGTCATTTGGCAACTATAATTGCTTTATGCGTTTTAGCATTTGATACTTTTGAGTATATTGCATCGCTACCACTTTTATTAAATAATACATGAACAAGAGTACCACCAACTATTATAAAAGAATCATCAGGAACAGACTTTAAACTTTTTAATGCGACTCTATTTTTAACAACAAAAAACTTGCCATCCCTTTTAATATCTTTCATTACTTTTGTAATCCAGTAACTTTATTCCCCTTAAACACCACTTTGTTTTTGCCAACGAAAGCACGTAATTTTTTAAGACGTTTTGAAAAATCATCAAATTCAGGACTTTTAGAAAAAACATTTCCTTTGGTTGATAAATTACTTTTTAAGTCAAAAACTGTTGCCGCATATCCCCAACTTACATTCGATGTTTGAATTCTTAATTTAAGACTTTGCCCCTTTCTTCGAACGTCATTAAGGCCAATATCATCTGAAGTTTCTACTAACATTTCTTTAATCATACTTCTAATCATTTCTCTAACTGTTGTTTTTTTCATTATTTTATTGCCCCGTATATCTTATTTGCAAGTCCTTTGTCATTCATCTTGCCAGTTAAAACAACCTTACCGCCTTTCTTCACAGTAAATTTTTTCCCCTTTAATGTAATAATTTCTATCTCAGAGCCCTCATAATTTTTATTTTGTGTTTTACTAAAGGATTGATGAGTGCCAGAGCCTTTGTACGTTGCGGGCGAATTTCTATACTGCCAATCTCATTGCATTCAGTCCCCAATATGCTTTAGAAAGTCATCAGCACTTAAACCATTTATTTTAGAAATATTTGAAATTGGCTTTTGAATTGTATCACCATTAGATAATTTTAATGTTTCTTCTTTAATTATATTTTTAATAAGTTTTACAAAATTATGTTTTTTCATTTCTTTATTCCTTTAATTAATATATATGTTTAATTCAAATGGATTACTATCAGTATCACGATTATATATTTGCGTATGTAGTGCTTTCTTCTGCTTTTTATCATTCTTATATAAAGTTAAATCTGACCTATATGATTTACCTTTCTTAGGCTTGAAAAATGCATCCGTAAATGCGTTTGAAAAATCATCTTCATCTATAACATAATTTTTTTTATTTGCATACTTTTCAATCTCATCGATTGCACTGCCGTATGTGTCATGGTAAACTTCATAATCGGATTTGCCTTCTGTAATCTCTTTGCCTTTATATTTTGTTGCTAAAGCTCAAAGCTTATCTATGTCTTCTTGTTTGTTTCTATTATATTTATTAACTTTATTCTTTTTTAAAATTGCACTACGCATTGTGCTTGTTCTTGGATCTTGCATCATAATAATTATAAATTTGCCAACATGTCTTTCATCTACAACATAAATTGCTTTGCCTTCTTTTACCAAAAAGTCTTTATCACCTTTCCCTTGTACAACATCTGGAAATTTACTAACACTTTTATGTTTGCGCAATAATTGCTGAAATAATTGATGTGCGTATTTGTTATTTGTAAGTTTATTTTTACCAACCCAATTTTCATATGCGCTTTCTTTGATTTCCTTTTTAGTCCCAAAATCACCAATTTGTGGCTTACCAGTCTTTTTGTATTTTAGAGCGGCATCTTTGAAAGTTTTCATATCTTTTGAATTATTAAACCAACTACTATCAATCATATTAATATAATCATCATCAACGTAAAATATTGCAAACTTATCTGTATTACTGCCTATGCCAATATATCCAGTATCGCCATTTTTAATGCCAGATTTCTTTTCACGATTGTAAAGTTGTTGAGCTTTTGAATATGCTTGCTTAAATGTTTTAACATTGCCAATTCCACCATGCCCGCCACTATTATCATAATACTCAATTTCAAAATATGGAGCTATCTCTTCTTTAATTTCTTTTCTGATTATTTTAGCTTTCTTAAAGTCTTTTGTATTGAAATCTTTTTTATTTTTGTTTCCGTATTCATCTTCTAATTTGAATGTATGCCCGCCTGTAGCAACCTGATACACCGTACCTTGTGTACCACCGTTAGATGCTTTCATTTCAACTTTATCGCCAATTTTTGGCATCATTGTTAGTGAATATCCTTTAAGGGCTTTCTCATTTAATAAATTAATAAATTTATATATTTTCATTTCTATTTCTCCTAACTTCTTATATAAATATCACTAAAAGCGATTTTATAAAATTATATTTCATTACACCGATACCTTAATTACTGGCGTCTTTGATTTGGTCCCAAACTTTTTAGCCAAAACCATTACGGTTATTACTTCGCAATCAATTTCATTTGGGTGTGACGCATTGCCTTTGAGCTTAACAACAACATTTAAACTACTTTTTGTATTTTTAATTATAATTTTATGCCCAACATTAATCATATTCTGAAGTAATTGATTAACTATTTTTGGCAAAGCCGCATCAATCGTTGCTTTAATTTCTTTATCTGTTATTACTTTACCAGTTTCGTCCTCGTGTCTGGACTGCCTTTCTATTGCGTGGTCAGTCTTATCAACATCCATAACAATATTGATTTTTTTCTGAAGTACACCAACGTCTGTTTTTTCTAATAACTTTATAAAGCTATATCTTTTCATTTTTATATCTGGTGTATTTCGCTGTCGTCGCCAACGTATAAACTAACTTCCCCAAATTTATCTGTAATCTTTGATAACTTGTCGCCATCTTCGCCACCATCATCTCAAAATCCAGCACCATGCCCGTTTCTTGTAAGTCAAAAATCATGACGCCAATCACCATCGTAATTGCTATCTTTATCCTCAAGAATAGATTTTGCTTTTTGATAAAATTTAGTCAAATCCTTTTTAGCTTCTGACTTTACCTTTTTTGAGCAATCATTAATTCCATAATTATCATCAAGTGGGTTTCCGTCATCATCGTTTGAACTCCACAATGCCGTTATAAGATATTGGTTTATATCGTCATTTGAAATACCTTCCGTAATAAGTTTTGTAAATTTAATATTCATTTTTATTTCCTCATATAATATATCGTGTGCCAAAGATTCCATAGAATATCACTTCCTACTCTTTGGCGTGTCAATATAAACTTTACTATATTTGTCTTCAGTAGCATTGATAATTTCTTGTGCGAATGCTTGTATATAATCTTTTATATTCTTTGTTAGTTTAGGTACATTTATTGTTCATGTCCCTTGGCGTTTATAATTTCTAACTCTTATTCAATTTTTAAGTATTAATTTTTTAATAATCTCAAGCCTTGCTTCTCCTTCAGTCCCCATTAGTTCATTATGTTTTTCATATGTAGCTCTAATTTTCGCGCTAGATGTTCCAAACAATTTTGGATTTCCTATAATCGCCGCTATATGCGTTATACCTGATGGGATAATTCTGCCATTTGGAGTAATTCAAAAACAAGTTGAATGTTTGATATCCATTTGTATATTTCCTCCTAATTTTTAACTTAAATATATTTCTCTATACCATCTGGGTCAATATACAAATCTCTACATGCTTTATTAAATGCTTCATATAAAGTATCACCATTTTTCATATCATACTTCATAGTACTAATAGCATCTTTTGCTTCGCTTTTAATCTCTTTGGCATCGTCATAATAACCAGTCTTCTTTAATCTATTTTCAAAGAATTTTTGAAATCCACCAGTTGGAAATTTTGCTCCTTCTGTTAGTTTGACGAAGGTCGCTTTTAACTCTTCGCCTATTATATTTACTTTTGCCCTTTGCTCTTGTAATAATTTTTGAAATTCTAAATTATCCATTTATTTTCTCCTATTTGTCAAAACCTAAAATTTTAACTTTTACGGAATATTTACCACCTGTTGCTATTGCTATTGTGTCGTCGGATATATCACGCACCAAAGCTTTGCCTTTCGAAAACCTCTTAAGGGCGGCTTTAGCTTGGTCAATTTCACTTTCATTTAATATTTCTAATTCTTCTACGATCATAGTTCTGATTTCTGATTTTTTCATTTATTTTCTCCTATCTTCCATAAAATGTGGTGCATAATAATAATCTCTACCCACAAGTATTTTTATTTTATATTTTCCCTATGTTACTTTTTCTTATATTTTTATATTTTTGTACAAGTTTAATTATGTTTTTAATAGCTTGCTCTTTCGTACTTTGATTATCTTTATAATTATTATAATCTATTAAAATTTTCATAGCAACATTTGACGACATACCTATATGCTTAACAATCAACTTCGCCGCTTTATTATAATCTTTAATTTTTTTAGAGTCATAATTTGGCATTTGCTTCTCTAAAAAATCAAAAATTTCACTTCAAAACTTTTGCTCTTTATCTTCTTTTAATGCTTGTTTTTTGCCTACAACCATTTCTCTTATTATTAATCTTAATTCTGATTTTTTCACCTTATACCTCTCCGATATTATTTTGGAAACCATGTTGCCCAAAGCATTGTTTCGTCAATATTATTCTTGTCTAATACACCATAGATTGCTTCAATAAACTCATCTTTTTCTATATTTGGATATTTCTTATAAAGCTTCTGATATTCTTTTTCCATCATATTAGATATTTTTGGTAATGATTGTTTGTATACAGTATATAGGTCCTTCATTAATGTTTTATATTCGGAGCCCTCTTTCAACATCTCTTCTTTAATCATTTGTCTTATTTCTGATTTTTTCATTTTTTGTCTCCTACCAATAAGCTCCATCACTCAATGACTTCAATAATTTTTCCGCATTTTCTTTAATGCTTTTTATCTCAATATCTTTTGCTGTTATAACTCTATCGCCTTTGCTAACTGCTTTTTTAAGTTTGGCTACATTCTTTTTTAATAAGCTTAATTGCAAATTTACTAGGTATAGTCCGGTCGCATTATCATCGCCCTCTTTCAACATCTCTTCTTTAATCATTTCTCTAATTTCTGATTTTTTCATTTTATATTTTCTCCTATGTGTCGAACTTCAGTACGAAGCCCATATCTATATTTCTATCATTCATTACTGGTTTTGCTAACTTGCCTGTTATTAACAAATTATGTTCATCATCATATAGTCCTATTGTTGTAATGTAAGGATTTCATTCACTTGAACTTAAAATTGAATCGATAGGCAAACCACTACCGCTAACAACTGTATTATATACTCTGGAACCTGAATACGCAGTGTCATTAAGTGTCATTGTTAATTCGCCTCTATTTATTGAGCAAAAGACTATGTTCTCATATATTTTGATTTTGCCTCTATAACTTAATGTTTCGAAATAACTTTCGCTTATATCGGTATAAACATCACTACCGGTATTTGTAAGAACAATGTCGCCTGTTTTATAAAAGATATTTCCGATATGTACGCTAGCAGAAGTTAAGTTACCATAGCCATCATCTATTATTGTATGTGACCCTGATGTAATTGAAAATGAACCTGTTCTTATTTCATCTCCAAATTTAATATTAGGAATGCCAATATAGGTAAATTCTGATTTTAGATCGTAAGTTGTAAGCCCTAGATTTCATTCGCCAAATGTTTCATATTGGTTCGACGAACTTGCATAGTAAATTTTATTTATAAGGTCATAAACAGAACGCTTTAACATTCCGTTTGAATTGGTTGGCTCTGTTGATATGTCATTAATTTCTGTAGAGTAATATTTTCCATATAGTAATTGAATCCAAGAACCTGTATCGATTGGCGATTTGTATATGTCACTATCTGTAAATGTCCAGTTTTTATAGGCAAAAAAAGGCGTGGTTGTGTAATCTCCTTGCTCTAAAGTTTTATAAATCTGTCCTTTATACATTACACATCTTCCTCTTGCCTATTATTTTTATTATTGATATTTTACTTTTTCAAATCTTATATTAATTATTTTTGCCTTTATTGGAGCATCAGTCATTTGACATATGTTTTCTCAATCACCTGCACATCCTTTTTTTGTTAAAGTCATTCTGCCTTCCATATCTGTTGTACCCATCTCATTAAGATTTTTCATTTCTTCCTTAATCATTTTCTTAATTTCTGATTTTTTCATTTTCTTTCTCCTAATGAAATATTGTTGTTAAGTCAAGAACACCACCGCATACAATCGATACGCAAATTCCTAACACTACAATTCCCATAATTATCCATTTAATTGTACTTTTCTTTATATACATCTCATACCATCCTTTAATAGTCAAGTCTAACTTTTACCAATAATTCTCTATCAAAACTTTTTTGTACTGGCTTACTTAATTTTGCGGTCGCTAACAATTCATTATTATCATTATATAATCCAACAGTTGTAATATATACTTTAGGGTCATTCCACATATCAGTATGTTTAATAACTCCATTTGAACCAGTTATCCATGTTGCATTATTACTGAAGTTATATTTTTTATTTTTCGCTCTTACAAAATAATGTGCTGAAGAAAGTTCTTCTTCATTTTTTACTCTGAAATACGAACCTGATTCAATTGCACCAAAGAATTGTTTATTTCTTGCAGTTGTAGTTCCTGCTCAAGTTATATCAAGTGATTCCGACACTTGAGTGCCATTCAATACTAAAATACCTAAATCCGGATAAGCTATACCGTATGGGTGGGCGGTAGCAGTTTCAAATCTTTCCCCACTTGCCCCAACCGTTCCACTAACAATATAATAAGCTTCGCCAACACCCGCACCAACAGCAACGGTGCCATAGCTTGGCTCTCTACTTTCATCAATCAGACTACTTCCTGAGGTATTACTTCCTGACAAATTTAATTGCCAATATCCTTTCTGTAATCCTTCTTTCAATTTATCTCTTTTGAAGTTAACAATAAGAACTTCATCTTTTGTATTCCCATCCGCAAATGTAAATTGACTTTCACTTGTTGGAAGCAAAATACTTGCGTATTGTCTGTAAACCGCATCTGATGCCGAATATGTATTTTCCCACGAAGGGTCTGCTTCGCCTATGCCGCCATATTTTGCATACGAAATGTCGAATTGTACTTCCGCCCCACTATCAGAACTTCCTGTTTGATACACATCTAAATAATAACGTGATGAACTTAAAATTGCTTGAGCAGATGAAGTATAAAACGCTTCCAATGTGCCAGCATTATTTGTAAAAAATCCTTCTGTTACTGTTTGTTTGCCACCAAGGACTATATCGTCCTCTTCATTAAAGTAATTATATACACCATTACCATCTATAACATTTGTTACAGCTTCTTGGTTGCCTGTTTCTGTTAATGCCATTTATCATCTCCTATTTATATTAAATCTCATTTATATACCACTAGTTTGTCCAGTATTAACTGTACCATCAGGCAATACTTCTAATGCATTAACAGTCAATGTAATAATGAATGTTGCGCCTGATTCGTTTCCTTGAATTGCAATTGTAGTTGTTTTTAAAGAAGCTTGATTTTTTGCTATAATTCTAAACGAAGTTCCAACTGCCGTTAACGTTGTTACAACACCACTTGACGAAACAAGACCTTCGTGCCCTGCAATTCCAGATGCCTCAATACTTGCGGCAGTAGAATCAAAAAGTGTAATTGTATAACCAGTTTGGTCATCTACGCCAGAATTTGTTCCAGGTGTGATTGTTGATTCCTGATTGCCATTTAAGTTTATAGTACTACTCAAGCCAGCCAATACTGATACTCTCGTTTGGTCTTTGTTTAACGTAATTAATTTATTACGCATTGACAAATTGCCATCTGTACTTGCTTCCATTAATGGTAAGTTCTCAATTTTTATACCATAGTAATTTGAGCCTTGTTCGTTGCTTGAATCTCATAAAGAATAATCGACTTCATCGTCAGCAAAAGCATATTTGGTAATTTTGAAATATTCTTTACCTTGTGCAAGCAATTCTCTTCCTTTTTTTGTTAATACCGCATCTACTACAACAGTACTTGAATCTCCATTAATTATTGCCATAATTTTTTCTCCATATTTTTTGTAAATTAGAAACTACACTCTTTCTAATAAATATTTACATATTATTTTTTTAAGAACATTTTATCTAATTATCTTAATTATACTTATATTTTTATCTTACAATAAGATTAATGTCCCCACCATCTTGTGTAATTAATTTGTTATCTGATGTTATGCTTATTTCAACAGGCGCTTTGCCATCTAAAGTTGTATATATAGTTTGCAAACATCCAATATATCTTGGTCTTAAAAACCCCAATGACCTATCACTATTTAAAACATAATTATTTTCGCTATAAAATAGCGAACTTGAATCACTACTTGAATAAGGTGTATATCCACTTGCTGTCATAAAACTACATTTTGGATAAACCATAGGTGGCATAATCAGCGAACCAGTTGGAAATGATTGTATATCGCCATTAGAAAGAATATGCCACGGCGTAAATGACATATAAATATTTGGCAATTCTGTTGTGAATACTTTCGCACTACCTGTATCTGAACAATAATATGTTAAGAATTCTGCATTAACGGTTGCTTTGAATTCGCTTCCAGATGTAAGTGTATTATACGATGATATTTCACTATCTGTTAATTGGAATTTAATTGCGGAAATTGAACCAGAATGATATAAATCTTCTCAAGTTGGATTTGGTGTTATTGGAACTCTACTTCTTTGAAGTATATGCGGCTCAATCAATACACCAACTTGTTTTTGTGCCCTTGCTGGCAAGTTATCTCTAATCGTGTCAAACAATGACATATCATAATGTTTAATGTATGAAAGGTAGTCGTTGAAACTCATTGTAGGAGCATATTTTTCTCAAAAATCTTCGTTTATTTCTCTTAACTTAGGGTAATAGTTTTTAAACTTATCTGCTGGGTCGCCAATATAATCGTCGTAATTTGTATTAGAATATACCTCAACTATTCTTTCATTAATAAGGTTTGTTAGTGAGAAAAATACACCTACTCTTGGTGAGTCTAAAGGTGCATAATCATACGCTCTAACTTCACTTCTAACATCAGGTTGCAAACTCATACTTGTAAGTAAATAATTATTTTCAACTCTTGTTTTGTTTGCGACAACATTATATCCAATGCTTGGCATCAATGGCGTTGCCATGCTTGATGTCGCAGTATAATTATATGGGTAAGATGTAGTTGAACTATACCCGCTTGCTGTAATTATATTTCTACCCACTTGATTAGGCCTTGAATCATATATTGAAGTCGATACATTTAAATTGGCAGGGCTATCAAACGCATATCTTGCCTCTAAATTATCATATGGGCTGCCATCAGTTATACGTATGGATTTTGGCGATTTTGCGTGTTCAATAAAATCATTCTCTGTAATTGGGGAATTTCAAAATCTAACTTCTTGCATTGCAATATCAGACGAACCGCTTCCAAGAGTAAATGAGCCTGCGGTTGCAAAATCATTTAATGAGAATAGAGCATTGGAAGCATTACTTGAGTATATCATTTCTCCATCTTTATATTTTTTAACATACAATTGATTCGTTGAACCAGACAAAAGCATAATATTCCAAAAATCACCATCGAATAATCTTAATTCGCTTGAACTCATAATATTGCTTGAATCACTTGCTATGATAACGCCGTCTGTGCCAGATTTCGAAACATATATTTCTGTAGTACCAACTTTGAAAATTGATTGCCTGTCTTCTTTCGTGTTATACGCTGATGAGAAATTTATTCTCAATTCTGCTGTATCAATATTACCTGGCCAACTACCCGTAATATATTCAGAACCACTTATTCCTAATGAATAATCAAATACTTCAATTTGTCGCTCTGTATTTCAATCAGAACCTGTTTCGGAAGGTCCGCCATATTCATAAATGTCTAATATTGTCGAAGGAATTCCATAACAAGTTACTAATGCTTGAATACCTCTTTTTGTACCTTTTGTTTTTAATAAGTATGGTAAGTTATTTAATATTCTATTTCAAATTTCAACTGTGATATTTTTATTTGAAATTGACTTAAATTCGCTACCTGTGTTTAGATAACTTCCAGTTGAATCATACCCGAATTCGTACTTTCACAAATCAATCAGGTTGTTGCCACTGTTTAATTTTATTCCTAATGCTTCTAATGAATCGTATATTAAGTCTTTAGAAAGTCCGAGACTAATATCATTCTCACGTGTATATAAGTCATTAAACCCGTTAATATAAGTTCAGATATTATCAAAGAAATGTCCCATCATATTTACGAACAATATATACTCATCATTATAAACGTCATATTTTATATAGTTTGGTATTGTATTTATTAATTTATGTAAATTTAAGTTATCAAACTCTGTAGCCCGCATTGACTGACTTTGGTACCAGTCAATTGCTTCGGATGATGTTGTTGGCAATAATGTTTGTGAATGCCAACTTCCACTCTTTGGCCAACTAGTAGCATAAGTATAATCTGTTGAACTTGATAAATTATATTCTCTATCGATTGTTGAATTTGATGATGATTCATAATATAAATATTTCTCATAGCCATCGAATCCATTTATTACTTTCCTCTTGTTTAATTCAACTTGACTTATTTCGCTTGTAATAGCAGTTGATGCACTTAAATCAGTAAGAACGGCACTTCTCGTATTGTATGTCTCTATTAATCCTAATTTATATACAAAGTTATCTAATTTTTCTTGAGCACTTCCAAAGTGAACAAATTTATCATAATCAGAAAAATCAATATTTAATTCTGCACTATCATAAAAACTTTGACTAAAATATTTATCAATTAAACTATTTGACGTATCTGTATTAGTTGTCAATACATCATTTCAAGTTTGAAAACCAGTATCATTCTCAACAACCTGATTGACAGTAATATTAAAGTTTGGTGCAGATAAAACATTGTAATCTTCTTCTTGTGCTGGTTCAGATACAATAACGGTATCTTTAATTTGTTCTGCAATAAGTTCTGAAATCCAAAGTTGGCTTTTTGTTTCGAATTCGTCAAATAGTGGTTCGTATAACTTAAATATTAAATCACCATTACCATCATAAACTCAATTAGTAATTAAAATTGTATTATTGTTACCAAAGTTTGCTACATAGTTTCCAATCTTATCTGCTTGGTCAGTAATTTCACCAAAAGAATCTCATTGAGTTGTACTTGCGTCATCAACTAACTTAACTTTTATTTCAGTTCTGGATGGAGAAATTTCTGTTATATAAATTCTATCACCAGTATTTGACCCTAATACATTTTGATAAATATTAAACAATAGTTTAAACTGACCAGATGTTAGGTCTATTCTGTCTAAATTTTCTTTGTAATTAATTCTAATTCTGTTGTTGGCCATTACTTATTCCTTTATGTTAATTGAACCGGTGTATTAGTCACTCTTTGAGTATTTATTATTACTTCAGTTTGCCCATTATATAATTCTCATGTATCATCTGGAACTTGATGTACGGATGCTATTTTATTATCCGACAAATCATAAACATGCATTTCTATTGTTATATCAAGAATTTCATCATCACTTATTGGATATTCGTTTAATGATATTGCCTTATCAAGAATTTCTTCATCATTTTTAGATATTAACTTTTTTGTTTCTTCCATAATTTATTCCTTATTGTCGTTGAAAATATCTCGGTACCGACCATTCGCCCCGATCTTCATTGTTATTTATTGCCCTAACTCTCCACCAAAATATAGTGCTATTAAGAAGCCATCCTACAGGCATCATTGTGGCTGCATCTATAAGGTGAGCTTCAAGGTCTTCTTGTTGTATCATTTCATTACTAAATTGGCCATCGTATGCCATCTGTATATCAAATGTTTCATATACAGACGTTCATGCGAGAGTCGGTACAGGATAGCCAGTTCCAATCGAGTAATTATTATTTGGAGACGTTAATGTTGGGGGTCAGGTAGTGGTTCTATATAAATCCTATAGTCGTACTTGTATCTGAAGTATCACCAATTAATCTTTCCACTCTAATATTGGCATACTCTACTCAACTTCCAGGCTCCCCAATGTTCTTGGTTCCTGCGTAAATACGTATTCTTCCCGTACATCCTGAATATCCAGGATAAATAGGAACATTGGGCGTAACATCAAATACAAATTCTTCCCATTCTTCATTGGTGTCTGTTCCATTCTCTCTTTTATATCAAGAATAAGGTGAGTCGCCTCTGGTATCCGCCATAACTACTCAATATGCCCCGCCCGCATTCGTTCTTGCGTACCCACTTACTCTTATATTTTCAAAAGCATTAAATCATATTTCTGGAGAATAAATTTGGTCTGGATTAACGCCGTTATCAACAGTTCTAGTTATTCTTACTGCACTCCCATTATCAACTCCTGCAACTTTAAGTATATTGTCAGTAGAGCCCACGGTTCAATCATTTGGTGCGCCATCTGTTCATAATTCAAAATTTCCATTTGGGACAGGAACAAATAATTCATCTTCGTCGCCACTATTTTGTGTTTCTATTATAGTATTTAAATCATTAACTATAGTATTTAATGCATTAACTTGAGTAGCAAGAGAAGACGAGTCTTGAACAATCTGCCCAACATCATTAAAAGACACCGAATAATCGCCAAATTGGAAGACTATAATTTCCCCTTGACTTGCATTGCGAGCATTATTAACCAAATATTGATGTGACCTATCGTCAGGTTCAAAGTTTGGTATTGCAGAACTTGTGTCATTGAAAAAGTTTCAGAAGTTGTCGCTTGTTCTAATAAATGTGCCAGGCTCTACATATAATTCACCTATTACGGTATCAAACACTTCTTCTTTTTTTTCTGTGCTGTAGTCTGTTTTATAAACACTACTTGTTATATAATCATTCGTGCTAATTTTTTCATCAACGCTACTTGTTAAATTAGTTCCCATTACTCAACTACCTCAAACATATATCTATTTTCGAATATTCTTTCATAGCCCTCATCGTCTATTACTTTGAATAATATTTTATAATATCTTTCGGGCTCAAATTGATCCATTCATAAATCAAAATAATTACCATTTTCGTCGCAACTCATTTTTGTATTATCTGTGTCAAATGGAATTAATTCTAAACCACTATTTGTATCAATAACAGAATAGTAAGATGACGTTGGTAAATATTTTATAGTCATTTGAGCGGATGATGTGGCGAATGTTTTTGTAGGATACAATTCTCTTGGGTTTATCCTAAATCTTGGTTTGCCTGCTAAATGATATTTAGGTCTCATTCGTCTCATTGTAATATTAATATCATCAATTAATGTTGAGCCTGAAATTATTGGAGTTACCGAACCTGTTTCGTAGGACGAGTCATCTCACCTAACTTCTAAAGTTGGTTGAAATATTGTATTTGATTCTTTCGAAAAGAATTTAATCGAACCCAATGATGATGAACTTTCTTCATCGGAACCAGAACGTTTCAAAATAAACCCATCATTAACTATCGTATTGTCTAACCAGTTATTAACAATTGCTGTTACGTCCAAATGAAGGTCGGCTTTTTGATAAGAATATGATTGTGAAACTACCGAAGCTGTATATCAAGTTCCGCCACCTGCGGACGAACCCGTTGTTCCACTTGCTCACGAACCTGTTAACCACTCACTACCACTACTTGTATCTTTATATTTCCAACTTACGCCATCAGTAATTGCTGGACTATATGAAAATTTACCTATGCCCATTTCTCAACTTTCAGAAACTGGATGCCCGTATAATTTATAATCTAATGGGATTTCATTTGCGTCGGTTACATACATATTTAGATAGAATGATGCTGATGAGCTAATTGTTCCATCATTAATTGACGCAGAGATATTGCTTAAATCAAATTTAGTTAATATTCTTGATGAGTAAAATATACTATCTTTTTGATATTTTCTAATTTCAAGTATTTCATCTAAACCTGTATTTTGACTTAAATTATTTCCATATATCGTCGCATCCATGGAACTTGTTATCCTATAAATCATTTACTTTCTCCAATTTTCTTAATTCTTTTAATTCTCCAAATAACGTATCAGCATCAGTATAATGTCCAATATCTTTGCCCTTGTGTGTTAGGAAATAACTCTTACCTCTTGACCAATCTCTTCTATATGAATATTCAGAAGGTTCGGGTTTATATGGGTTTCTTGAAATATAAACCTTAAATTTATCTTGATGAATCATATTTTACTCTTCTTCCTCACCAAAAATATCTTCTTCGATTTGTTTTAAATCTAACTCTGTACCTTCTGTTTTTCACATTTTAACAATTCTAAATGTTAGCATTTTTCTTCCATTTATTGTTGGTTGGCCGTTTTTATCTGTGCCGAAACTTTTAACCTTCTCTTTCTTATTCTTAAACTTTCCAGTTAATATATCGTCATTTTTTTTTAATGGTAATTTTATCATTTGTTATTCTCCTTCAAATACATCACGAACAATTTGTTTCATAGAGCTTTCTTGTTTCAATTGTTCATGTTGTTGTTCGGCTTCAGTTTCCATTTTAATTAATCGTGTATAGTAATCTGGAAACTCTGCCAAATGATCTAGGGTAATTCTTTTAGCAATCTTCTTATCATTTGTATGTTCCATTTCAATCCCAATACCAGCTTGGAGTTCTGTGCCTATCACTTCAACATTTTTACCATCTCTAATACTTTCATTATATCTTCCATTATATAAGAATGATGACAACAAACCATATATTGTACCTTCTAACGCATGTTTATCAATATTTAACTTTTCAGCCAATTTATGCACTTGTGTATCGGTTGGGTTTTTATATTTTACAAAAAACTTTGCAATAATTTCCTGCAATTTCTCACTATCCACAATATATCTCCTAATCTACTTATTATCAAACAACAATGGTAAGAATTTTATAATATGCTCCTCTTTAACATTGAGTAATTTTAATAATGGACTTAAATTTTCAGCATGATGTAGGTGAAAATCATCAATTGCTTTCTGTAAGTCTTTCTTGTTTTTTGCTAACAAAATTGGGTAAAATTGTTTATTATTAAAATAAAATTCAATCTTATCAATTTCTCTTCCTTCTACTATTAAGTTTGTAAATTTGCTCATTTATTATCTCCTTATCTTGCCTTACCTAATATATCTTTTGATGGATATTTCAATGAAAATATTGAAGGGTCTAAACTTGGGAATACTACACCATTTTTGGTTGCCGCTTCAAGTGAATATAAATTGCCATCATACCCTTCTGATTCCAAATACTTATTAAATATTCGAACATCGTTTACATTTCTTACACCTTCAACTGCCAATAACTCATTCATTATATCAGAAATAATTATTGGTTGATTTATTTGCCATTTCTTAATATCAAAAATTTCAGTCACCTTGTCAATGCACTTTAATAATATTTCGTTCTTATTGTATTGTGGAAATGTAATAATTTCAAACTTTACACCAATATTAATAATTCACGCATCTAAAATATTAATAGCATCGGTTAACATTCTATATCTATCTAAATAAGTTTTTATATTTCTCTTAACGGCAGGATTTAATTGTGTTAGTTCCATATTTGCATTATATCCCAATGTGTATAAATTTAATGCCAATGGATTTATAATTTCTTCACTTCGTTTGTTAAATTGAGTATCTTGGGCTATATACACTTTAGCAATAGAGCCATATTTTGCAGGCATTGACATTGCTCTTGTAATATAATCTTCCTTTGTTACTGCCCTATATTGTGTTGCAAAGTGAGCCAAAGCATTTTGTCTAATTTCGTCTGTTGTTTCCGCCGAACTACCCCCACTTGCACCTGTTGAGTTTGATACGGCAACTGAACTTTTCACAGCGTTCACGGTTGCTACAGCTAATCCCGTTGCTGGTTCATCAAACGAAATATTTGAAACTTTTGTAATTTCGCCTTGAGCAACATTTGAATCAATACCACCACCATAACTATATTCAATTGTTAATGTTGTATCATAAGGTACTTGCCCGTATGTTTTTGTGTACATAAAGTTTGATGGGTCTATAGCACTATCTATGCCACTAACATCATTAATTGAAATGTTGTTATAATCACTTGGGTTTGGAATAATAATCTCATCAGGATTGTCAGAAATGCCAGCACCAAATTGTAATTGCACTTTATCATCGCTTGTAATTCTTTTAACAAATCTATTTGGAACTTTTCTTAATTTAAGAAGATATGGTACTGAACCACTATACTCTTTGTAATCATCCCAATGTATATTTGGCTCATCAATGAAAACTGCATCTTGTGCCAGGAATGGAACTTCATGTCATTTATCACTATCCGAATCGATGATGCTTTTTATACCAATAATATCGTCTCGCAATAATTCCATCTTCCAATATTTTTCTGGATTGGTTGGCGTTGGGTATGTCTCTGTTGCAATTTCGGCAGAATAAACTTGTACTTGTTTTTTAAGTAAAAAGTATGTTGCGTTGCCACTTCCATCATATTCATACACCGTTGGAGTCAAAGAGTTATCGAAATTGTTAAATATAATTGGCTCCTCTGTTCTAAATCTTATTGAATTATCACCAGTTGATGAAACTTCAAGCCCGCCATTTATTGTTAAAGCATAATTATAATCTGGCACTATTCTTTCAACACTCCCAGACCCAATTGCCGGAACAACCATATACACATCTAAAGTTGCACTTGATGGCGTTGTCACTTTTGGAATGTATCCAAAAGATTGTGCCAATATCATTACGTTTTCTCTTTCATCGGCTTGCGTAAGCAGTTGTTCTTTCATTTGATAATCTGTATAATATGAAAGTACGTCGCCAACATATGCGGCCATTTCAATAAACATCATACCAGGCGATTCAGCGTTAAAGTCATTATATGTATTTGGAAAGTATGTCTTTGCAAAATTAACTAAATCTTCTTTAAGTGCCCCAAATTCTTTATTCAAATATTTTATTTTTTTCTTTTCCATCTTATTCTCCGAATTATGCTACAATTATATCGACGTTCAAAGTATCTTGTTTGTTGCCATAAGTCACATAATTTACGGCAATATGGACTTTATTTCCATCATACTCATCAATTGATATTTCAACTTTATTTACTACAATATATGGCATTCATAGTTGCGTTTGCCCTAATATTCTATCTTTTAATGTATCAAAAGGCGTGTTAAGATTGTCGATGTTTTCAAATAATGTTTTGTAAATATCACATCCAAAGTTAGGGTGCATAATTCTTTCGCCTCTATTTGTTAATAATAAGTGTTTAAGATTTGATTGAATACGTGCGTCACTTGTCAATGTTGGATTGAAATACCCAAACTGACTATTTGTGATTGGCTGATTTAATCCAATAAATCTTCGCTTATCATCTTTCATTATTATTTAGCCTCATAAAATTGCACCGCTTCAGGAAGACCTGTACTCACATTCTCTTTCATTTTTTTTAATGTTTTTCTATAGTCTTTCTTGAATACATTAGCAAGTGCTTTGTTATCCATTACCGAACCTTGTAATGTGTCAAGCCCTAAGTCTTCTGATAATGTAGGAATTTGTAATTGAACGTTCTCATTTAACCCACCATTCTCTTGCATCAATTGATCGTTATATGCTTCTCCAAGTTGCTTCATATCAGGCGTTTTCGCCCCATACTCTTCAAGCATTCCTGGCGTTGTTGTTAGCATAGTTTGTTTCAACATCTTATTGATTACTGGGTCTTTTGAAAATACAATTTTTTTCTCAGGCTCACTATCGACTATTTGCTTTTTTACTACTTTCTTTCTCTTAACTGGTTTTCTACCAATAGGTTTTTTTGTTTCGACCATAAGGTTTTTGCGAAGTATTTTTTTGAAATTTTCATCAAGTTTCCTTTCAACCGTTTTCTCCGTAGTCCTTACAACTATTTCGATAATGTTGGCAATAAAACTTTCATTCAAACTTTCCTTTACCGCTTCCTTCATGATTTCTTTAATTTCTGATTTTTTCATTATAACTCCTATATTTATCTTTTATATAATTTCTCGAAGTCAACAGGCATAGTGACATCTTTTTCTAAATCTTTTGAGGATACTTTTTTGATTTTACCTTTATTTAATCTAACATCAAATACACTATAAAATCTTGCCAAAACTAATTTAAATTTTAAGAATGATTTGCCCTTTTTCATTCCAATTGTACCAATATATAAACTACCTTTGTTATCTTTAGCAATATATTTTTCTGTATTATCTTTTGTTAAATCAAAATAATATTCCGTTTCCTCTTTTAATCTTAATATTTCTTCTTTTATCATTTGCCTAACTTCTGATTTTTTCATTACGTCTTCTATTCTAATACATCAAATAATAAATTATTAACTTCGTCTAATAACTTGATTGCTTTATTTATTTTATTTTGTTCGAACTTTGCTAACTTTCCATTTTCCTTTTCATGTTTGGCAACTGCCGCTTTTATTTTCTTTTCTGTCGATTCAATACTATTAAATAAAGCATTATGTATTAATGATTCATTAATAATTTTTCTCATTCCTCTAATTTCTGATTTTTTCATTTACTATCCCCCTAAACAACTCCGACCCAACCTGTGCCGATTATTGTTTGCATATATATTTTTAAATTATTTATTAAATTTTTTACGAACGCTTCGAAATCATTTGTATTATACAGCGATAATACATCTGGATTCCCAGCATTAAGTACTACATTAACGGGAATTACAACTGGAACAGGTACAAACACAGCCCCTTGTCAATATAAATATACGCCTCTGTTAAATAGTTGCTTCATATTTTCAATTATTGCAACATTATTTCCAGTTTTCCCAATTTTGAATGCCGCAATTCACATCTCTTCTAACATCTCACTATTCGCCCTTACTAACTTCTGCCCACTTGTACTCATAGCACTTGTTGTCATAGCATAATGATATATTTGCGCTAGGTACTTGGCAAAGTCCTCTTCATTTGCAAAGGAATAAAATTTTGACCTTTCTAAAACAGATATTTTAATTAATTCTCAATTTACCATAATATCTTACAATGTATAATTTTGCTTACTAAGGAATGACGATAGTTTACTTTTTATCGCTACAAATTGTGGTGTATTAATTGGTGGTGACGAAGGGCCAGTCCCAGTCATAACTTTTATTTTCGTTATCTCGTCAACTAATTGTTTTAGCAAATCTAACAAAGTATCTCCTTTTACAAGTTTTTCTTCTGCATCTAATCCAAGATAAATCGCTTTACTATTGATAATCGTTTCTTGATCGGAATTAATATTGAACGTTCCTTTTGCAGAAAAATTAATATTAGTGTTCGAATATCCAAGCAATTCATTATATTTCGCATTCAATATAATTCTATCAGAATTAATAATAATTTGCTTCCCGCTAAACTCACTTGGTGCGGAAAATGATTTCTGATTATTACATGCTATTGTTAATGGTATATTTCTATCAGAAGTGAATCATATAGATGAGAAATCCTTATTAATGTCTTCTACTATTGGTGCCAACTTTACGGTGCTTATATTAGGCTTTTGGCCGTTCCTAATCAAAACTTCGGGCTCTCCAGTTTCAGGGTTGTTGCCGAATCTAATAGAGTTACCAAATCTTCCTTCATAAATTATGTCGCCTTCTTTTGATTCTAATGGGTGAATTTCATCGTTTGGTTTGATTTCATTTCCAAGCACCAAATCTTCTGGCTGTGTATATCCTGATGATGGAGTGTCTTTGAATTTTTTTGTTAAACTAATATCTTGCATTGCATTGTGATTGACCGAATTTAATAAATTTAATCTATCAAAATAATACAAGCCTTTTGGCGTTAAATCGGGACCAGCACTATCTATTACACCTTCTCTTGTAATGTAATTAGCAACAATAACTATCTCATGTTTTAATGGATAACTTTTAACATTTGCATCGCCTGGTTTTGCTCAATTTAATTTTGCACTATTATCGCCGTAGCCATAATTCTTTTGGCTATACAATAATCTTACTTGTATTTTCCCAATATCCTCATACGTACTAAAACTTGGATGCTGGTCATTTAATATAACATCTAATACTTCCGCTGGCTCTAATTCAAAAAACTTAACATCGGGTGCACTCATGCCCAAGATAACGGCTTGGTTGTTTGTCTTTAAACTATTATAATTGCTTGGTCTAACATTTGAATGCGCACTTTTATTCTCTGTATAAGACATTTCTACTCCTTTAAATCTAAATCTTCAGCCATAAGTTCTTCTTCAAATTCCTCAAGGTCAATGTCGTCTAAATCATTTAATTTTTCTTTAATATTTTCTTCTAATTCCGCAACTTCAGCACTTACACCATTATCTACTTGCCTAAGTTTGCCAACATCTTCGCTTGCATTCTTTTTAATTTCTTCTCACTCATCCATATCGAAGTCACTACCCGAATCTTCACCATCTTTTCTTGCCGCCACAAGTCTTTGGATAACTGCTGCCATTTTTACTAATTGTTCGTCGTTCTTTACTCCAACATCTAAACATTCTTTAATCATTGGTAAAATACTTACGGCGTCTTCTATAGTAACAATTAAACCTTTTAGAGAATCAATAATCGTTGCTATTTTGTCCTTCTTATCATCAGAACGGTCGTAAATGTCTTTCATTAAACCTGAAAATGTTTTTCCATCAAAAACATCAAAATCGTTAGTAGGCATAGTTTTCCTCCATATCTATTTAATATAAATATGTAAATCTTATGTTTTTTAATCATTTATAATATGAGAATGAATAAATTATTTTTTATTAACATTTCTATAAAAATTACAAAACAAAAAAGCACGGCGTTAACCGTGCTTCTAAAAATATATATACTACTTAATAAATTATTTTTTATTTTTTACTACGAAAAGCGACTTCTCTATTAAAACAACTCTATGCTCTTCAAAAAATATTGTTGATATCAATGTGAGTGCGGCAAAAAATTGTGATAACATTATCAACCCCAAAATCATTGGAATTTTAAAAATCATATTTATTGCATAATTGGTCGTTCTGAGCATACCAATTCTCTTGATTGTTTCTGCACCAATTTCTGCTCTAACCATGTGTGGTGCAAATATTATCATTATCCAATTTAATCCCAATAATATTGCCTCAACCCCTACAAGTCCCCAAAATGCTATCTTAGCAAGTTGAAAGCCCATGACGAACCCCACAATAATCAATATTATTATACTTACATAAAGTATAATATCGTCAAACCTCTTACGTTGTTGCGGTGTCATTTTTTTCTCTTTCATTAATATAAATCCCTCATTAATAATTTATTACTATAATACTCAGTTACAATTTGTTTATAATACTTACGTATCTTATTTAATACCTGGGTAATGTATTGCGTTTTTTCTCCAGAATATTCTCTAATTAAAATATAAAGAGCTTTTTTATGATAGTTTTCTATGGCCTTGTCATGATTTTTCAATAACTCA